GTACTTGGCGGCCCTCCAGGCCTTCCTCTACTTCTTTGTGGCCAAGACACAGCGTACATGGGTCCATCTTGCCGCAGAGATGCAGGCCGGCAAGACAGGCGTGCTGAACGCCCTGCTTCGCCTCGTATTCGCCAACTGCGCCAAACTCAAGATCACACCTGAGAGGGTCTTCGTGATTACGGGGATGAACGACAACGCCTGGCTAAAGCAAACAAAGGAACGCCTTCCCGTATGTGTAAGGGCTGGCGTGGCGCATAGCGGCGGTCTCGGAAAAATCGCAACTGCCCTCGATGCTCTCAACGCTGGCGCCCCACTGGAGAATATCTTTGTCATCGTCGACGAAAGCCACCTAGCGTCCTCCAGTGCCAATCGCCCCAGTAGCCTTATCTATGCGAGAGTGGCCGCCCTCTGCCCGCCCGAGCACTGGGACGCACGGGGCATCCGCTTCATGACCATTAGCGCCACCGATCCCGCAAAGGCCGTGGCCATGGAGACTGCCAAACTCCCCATCTCCGCCCGTATTGTGCAACTCAAGACGACCAAGGCTTACCAGTCGGTGGAGAGTCCCCAAGCAGCCGGGCGTATTCACCCCGTGGAGAAGGTCGGCGACCTGCACAAACCCGAGGGTATGGTCGAGTTGCGACGGGCCGTCGGTCAATTTGCCGAGCCACGCATCCATATTCTGCGCGCCCGCTACGGGAAGCAGCTGGCCGTGGCAGATAAACTTCGAACGACCTTCCCGGACGCCATTGTAGTCCCCTGGGACTCGTCGTCCCGTACCGAGTCGGGTGGCAGCGACGAGGCCTCTTCTGCCAAGGTGGACGACATCAACGACCTTCTGAAGGAGAGGCCGTCGCAAAACACCTTTGTCATCCTAAAGAACATGTTCTATGCCTCGAAGACCATGAACGACGCCTACGTGGGTGTCCTGTGGGACCGTGTGGGCGGGAAGGACGACACGAATCTCCAGAGCCTTCTGGGTCGCGCATGCGGTTACAAAAAGAGTTCGACGACGGTCGTATACACCAGCAGCCAGACGGTGAGTCGCTACCTGACACTTTGGCGCGAGGTTATTTCCAGCGGGACGGCACCCGTAGGCGCCAATGTGAGGCTGCTCGACAAGAAAATGCCCGGAGTCGGTCGGGGCGGCGGCGGTGCATCGACCCTCTATGTTGTTCCCACATACGCAATGCCGGCGGCTGCCAGTGGCATTGGCGGCGGCGGAGGGGGCGGTGGCGCCATGGGCGTCAAGAACAAGGTGAAGAAGGACGAGGATGACTACAATGCGGACACCCGCGAGTTCATGTCGTTTCTCGAGGCTAAGGCCTGGGCCACCCACATCCACGAGCCGAAGCAGGTGGACGGTTTCTATCAGACCTCGACTACAGGCCCCACCCGAACCCTCCGTTACGACGAGGTGGTCGCCTTCTGTAGCGGCAAGAAGACAGCGGGTCTGCCCTCAAATATGCAGGTGGGCAAGTCGGTCAACCGCCTCAGCGTTGGTTACACCGACCTTACCAATCCGAACAGTGCCGTGTTCGTTGTCCGCCGTATTACACGGCTAAAGTAAAAAGAAAAAGAGAACGGCAGGGGGGAAAAAAGAAAAAGAGAACGGCAGGGAAAAAGAGCACAACAAAACAAAACAAAAACGCTCTTTTTTTGCGGCTATAACGTCTAGTACTAAAGTTAAGTACTCCCCATAGATAAGGCCACAGAGTGGCCTTATGATATTGGAGTGGACTTAATCGTTTCGTTCTAGCCATAAGTACTTGGTGGTAAGGAAGATGACGGAAAAATTAAACCGCCGCCCACCACCCTCTTAAGTACCCCATGGCAATTCATCTGACATGCGAAGAGACCGGGCTACTTGTGAGCGGCAAGACGTTTGAGGTGAAGGAGACCATCAAGAGCCTCGGCGGCAAATGGGACGCCGTTAGACGCATCTGGACGCTTCCTCTTGAACTGGACACGGACGAGATACGGACCCGCCTGGGCGCCATGCTCCAATCGAAGGAAGTGCGTATGGTAACTGCAGCCGAAGCGTGTACGGTGACCGCTGCCGCAGAGCGCCACACAAAGGCAGTCAAGAAAAAGGAGAAGCAGCGCGCAAAGGCCGAAGCCGATCACCGCAAGCTCGTGGAGTGGTGTCTCGCTGACACCTCGGGCAAGTATTCGTGGGTCTGCTGCGAGCAGTGCGAGATTGTGGACTTCAAGCGGGGCCAGACCTCCTGCATGGCCCACGCACATTGGAATGGCGAGAGTTGGTGCTCCTTCCGCGTCTTCGGCTCCGTGTATACCGGCAACTAAGTCTAGAATAAAAATAAAACAGAGCACTTTTTTGCTATTTTCAATGAAGCACTGGTTAATAACCCGCAAAGGTGTAAAAAATTGAAGGGGGCTGCTGCCCTCCAAGATACAATGTCACGCACTGTATTCTCACGCAAAATGCTTCAGGAACTGAATACAGAACACATGCTTAAAACAAGGGCTGCAAAAATCGATGCAATCGTTGCAGATATTTACAGGGGTGCCTTGTTGCATGCCCAAGTTCCCATATCACACAATCATTGCAAAACATCCTACCAGTTCTTTCTTGCCAATCCATCCGCCGCTTTCCTCAGCGTGGAAGTTCAGGGAATCCTCCCTACGGAAAACATGTATCTGCGCAACGTTACCTATGGAGATGTTGTCGAGTACCATGAAGAAGTGCTCGAAAAGTTGCGTGCACTCTTTCCGGATTGTTATATCCATTACGAGGCTCCCAATGATCGTCACAAAAAAAAGGGGCATATTCATATCGATTGGACATAGATATTAAACACCGCATTTTGCTCACCAATACTAGACCAACGAACACTTCAAAATGCTCGTTTACCGGCGTCCAGTGGTCTAACAAAAATTGAAGTCGTCATAGCCGTGTCTGTAGTCACCCGTAATGCTCCCACCATTCCCAGAATCCATTGTACCGATGTTGATTGGTTTCTTCTTGGGTGGTCTGGGCTACCTATTCGTGCGTCTTTTGATTGCCAGCATTGAAGACAAAACAATACTGACCGACGTAAAGACCAACTGCGAGCGCCGTATGGGTTTCTGGCGCAGCCCTCACACTCAACAAAGAGTAGATCTGTCATCCATTGAAATCTGTGTGGTATCGCCGTAATGCCGTACCGGCATGTGCCAAAGTTATTTTTTCTAAAAATTGAAACCCGTCGCCACCCAAACGACTACCCCCCCTCTCAAATGCCCACCATTTCTAACCTCAAGGAGATTGCACCCTACTACACGGACCTCGCCCTTCTGCAGAATCCCACGTGCCCTGCCCCCAACCCCTATACGAATACACTTCACGGAGTCATTCTTGTCATTTACTTATTGGTCGTCGTCTGCTTCGTGGAATCTATAATATATTGGCCGGTTCAAACAGACAACTCGTACACCGAGAGCCCGAAGTCACCCATTACACTCACATACGACCCATCCGAGAGAACCTTTATCAAACGGCGGCGCTCCCCTCGTCTCAACGAGCCGCTCACAAACTCCGTCCACGCACTACTAACTACCGAGGGCCAAACGGTAAGATCCCTTCTAGCCAAAATGGCACTAACGAACGCATCCGTAACAAAAAGCGATATCAACAGTTCTCTCTACAAACTCAAGGCCCAATTCAAAGCGGCTATGATCTCTTCTGAAAAGGGTGCGCCCAGATGGACTCTTCCTGCAATGCGCTAGTCAACGCCCAGAGTAAGTCGTTAACCTGAATAGGATGGCGTCCGAACGTTCCGGAATGCTTATGGAGGGTGCCCTATATGAATCCATTGCACGAGGCAATAAGGACACTTATTTTTTCAGTGAAAAAAATCAGGATGCCATAAACCCGTTTGAAATGCGCTATGAGCGCCGCCCTGCGTTTTTGAATGAATTACGCCAAAACGTCCCTCTGAATTCCACGGACTTTGGACGTTCCTGTGAATTTGAATTTGAAGTTGCGGGCGAATTGTTTCTAGAGGCAACTATACTTATTGACCTCCCCACCTGGCTTCCTCCGGATGTTGTAGATAAAAACACCGACTGGAATTACTATATTAACACGCCTACCACCTCACGAAGATACGGCTACACTCGTGGAATTGCATACTTCCTTTTTTCCAATATCCAGATCTTCCAAGACAAGGTTCTCCTCTACGAAAGTTCTGGGGACTCTCTGTGGGCAAGTGAATTGTCGCGAGGCTCCCTGAATTCCGCCTGGCTCACACAGACGCTCTCGGGCCAACGGGGCTTTGACTCCGATACGACAGACCTCTCACGTCTAGCAACGCCTGGAAGACTCCGTCTGAAAATTCCCATTCCTGGGAATGCGTGCGGTCTACCCACATGCGCCATGAAACAACAGAAATTCCGCCTGAAACTCACACTCCGAACTCTAGAGGACTGTGTGGAATGCTCAGACGATTCAGTCGTCCATCCTGCTCCTTGGAGCGAGCCGACGTTCCAAATTACGGACAGGAGTGGGGGGTCAATAATGACGTTCAAACCACTTTCGAGAGAAATCATAGGGAAACCCATCCTGACTTTGGAGACACGCCACGTCTATATGGATACCGAATCTCGAGCCAAATACGAGGCCGAGAAGCACGAAATACCATATTCCCTCCTCTACGAGAACACCTATACGTTCTCGGGCGCCTTCGCTATCCGTGTCGTGAAGGAGATTGACGCCGAGCACCCTGCCAGTCGCATGTTCTGGTACATCCGCACCTGGGACAACCTGTACCGGAATCGACGCTGGGCCACGTCCGATGACCGCAACCCCTATTACGGCTCAGCGACCTTTTTGATTGCGGGGCGTGACCGAGAGGCTGCTGCTGCACCCATTCTGTGGAATATGCTCGTGCCATTTGCAAAAGAAGAACGGGACCCTGGGTTCAGCCTGGGCGAAATGAATTGGGACCTCGGGCCAGGTATAGGACGTGCCGCACCCCACGTGCCCGTACCCGAAGGCTCCATAAACTTCTCGACCGCCGAAAAACCGGCGTTCAGCATCTTTCTACGCTATCCGAACCTCGCATCCATATTCGACACAAAAACGGTGGAACTCAACCTCGTTGTGAATTCATGGGTGCTCTATACCATAGAGGATAATAGAGGGTTCGTTGCATTTACGAACTAAAGATACCGCCAAGTACTTATTTTAAGTACTTGGCTCTGATGGCTAGAACGAAAAGATTAAGACACTCCAATATCATAAGGCCACTCTGTGGCCTTATCTATGGGGAGTACTTAACTTTAGTACTAGACGTTACTCTCTTTCGTTACCGCCACTAAAAGAATGCGCTAATAACATAGTATGGACCCCGTAGGTGGAATTACAACTCACTTGGACCTCACGGATCGTGACGCCCAAGAGAATTACCTCTTTCCTCTTACCACAAACACCTCCTGGTTTTCCAAAGACCGCAACCGCAAAACCGTCAGTTTTATTCCGCATGTGCAAACGACGCTCTTTCGTGGTCCCGCTGAATTCGGCCAGCGCTTCTGTTTCGACCTCGGCTCTCTTCGTGTAGGTGATCTCCTCTTTGGAGCAGCCCTACAAATCAAACTCGGACACTGGCTAGATTCCAATACGCTTTACGACCTTGAGGGGGGGCGAATTACTTATACGAACCCTCAAGCCGATGCCTGGGAGTATACGAATTCACTCGGCTCCGCCTGCATCGCCTCCGCAGAGCTCGAAATCGACGGAAAAACCATGGAAACGATTGACGGCGACTTCATTCATGTCTTTACAGCCCTGTTCGGCGACTACAACGCACAATTCGGTGTTGCTTACGACCACCTTGCGAAAGTCCCCATACAGACACTACGCAACTTTGCTGCTATAAGTCGTGTGCGCAATTTCCCCACAGAAGACGGATACGTACACTGCCCTCTGCCATTTTTCTTCGGTCGTGTGAAATATCAGGAGGCCCTGCCTCTTATTGCATCCAAAGAGGGCGCCGTCCGAATTTTCGTCACGCTTCGCCCCTTCTCGGAACTCGTCCGCAGAGTCTCAGGCGCACGAACGTTCTGTGACGAAGTCCCCTTGGACCAGCGTATCTCATTTTCCGACCGTGTCCGTACGACCTCGGCCACCATACCTCTTCTAGAATCCGTGGCGCTTGTGACGCACGGGGCTATTCTGGACGGCGAATATCGCCAACATCTGCTTCGCAAGCCGTTTGAGATGTTGCACCGAGAATTACAGACGTTCACGTTTGACGAGCCGACGAAGTACCAGGTGTCCAAGAACACGGCGGCGGACACGGTGACAATACAATTACCTCTAGAGGCGAATCATCCTCTGGAGGAAATCATATGGATTATTCGGCGCAAGGCAACAGGGGCCAACAACGAATGGACGAATTATACGAGTCGTGTGGAGTCCGAGTGGCCTTTACAACCGACCGAGGCTTTTTTCACACAACCGATGCTTCTTAGGGCGAAACTCCAGGTAAACGGAATCACGATGATAGAGGCCGACGAACAGTATTTCCGACAACATATCGCCGCCAAACACCGGGGAGGCTATGCGGCGTATTCGGCCTATGTCTACGGTCTGTCCTTCGCAGAGCGACCGGGTACACATCAACCGACCGGGTCTATTAACGCATCTCGCGCAAACTCTATCCGACTCACAATGGAAATCAAAAATCCGGGAGGAGCCTTGGATCAACAGGACTGGGAAATCAAGGTGTTTTGTATGGAAATCAACTGGCTCCGTTTTGCGAACGGCCTTGCGAACCCGCTGTTTGAGGATTAAGAGCGGCGCCGCCGTTTACGGGTGCGACGACCACCTTTTAATTTTAAATTACCTAATGTACCTAATATTCTCATGCAAGATTTCTCTAGGGGTGAATTAGGGTTATTCTGAATTTGTTTACGACACCACTTAATATATTCTTCAATACTGAAGGGGATAAGATCTTCCATATGGCGAGCGCATTTTGTAATAAGGGTCAAAAGCGTGTGATGATTTCTGTGCAGTTTTCTACGAACCCGAATATAAACTGGTTTAATAATATTTTAATGCGGATAAAGGATGTTGCGTATATCGGATACTAGATGTCAGATTGTCAGAATCCGGTTTAAAATATGACCACTATCTATCCTATAGAAAATGGCCATAACGGCAGCAGTTTTAACAACACTTCCGCATTATCTGGCGATGATTCCGTGGTGTAATAGCCATGACACAACGTACCCCTATATGGTGTTTGTCAACACGAGTCTTTCGGCCCTATGGCACTTTTACGGCGAGCCGAAATACACTATACTTTTCTTCGCAGATCATTTGGGGGCAGTTGTATGGTTCGCATTTGACTTGCAATTGGTGACTGGCCTCTCTGAAGATAAAGGGGAATTCATTATTGCGGCGAATATAGCGACCCTTCTTCTATACGCACTTTCTGTTGTACTTGGGAAATACCATGCGGCCTGGCACATTTTTTCTGCAATAAAGTGTATTTTAGTGTCTGTGGTCGCCACACAGGATTAATAGGCGAACATCATACCTCCTCGTCCGGCGTACACACGAAAAATATTATAAGTTTCTGCCCAGGTCCAGACGATATAGCGAGGGACATTTATTTTGACTGAACTTCCAGAGAGGGGCTTGAATTCCAGGTCCAGAGATACACTCGTGACTTTGTCTAGGTTCGCTTCGCCACAAGGAAATGAAGGGTCCAAATGTCCGTGATTCAATCCGAAGTGGAGCGAGTAGATATAGCGATTGACGTAGGGCGACTTCTTCATTTCCGTCGAGGGTAGGAGAGAGCGGAAGATGGACGGGCTGAGTGTGGAGTAACGTACGAGGCTTCCTTCGTAGACGAGTTGTATCGTTTTGAGCGGCTCGGAGTTTCGAAATACGAATCCGGGTTGTAGAAATGTGGGTGATTTCATGTTGATTGGGGCCGCATCGGGCCACCACAGATTGCCTGGGGCAGAGGCGCCCGATAAGTCCCTGGTTGCGAGAAAGGGCGCATTATAGGAGGTAGCCTCGTAGCGATTTGCATAAAAGATGATGTTCCTGGTCGGATTTGGTATTCTCAGGTCAATAGAGGCCATTGGTGCTGACGAAGTATCATACGGCTCAAATGCGTAGTGTTGTGTCACGGGGACTTCTATGTCCGATATGCGGAATCTATTGGCTTCTGGGCTGTCCAAGTATATATATTCGGCGATGATGTAAGTGTCCTTCAGAACAAGGGGGGACGGCATCGTCGTATTTGGAATGCGTGTGGCATTGACTGCTACGGCGGGGTTGCCTGTCGCACCGGCTACCCCAGGGAGACCGTAGACGGGTGAGCCCGTCGGGTCTGCGAAATAGAACGGCGCCCCCTCTATTGGGAAATAGCGAGAGCCGGCTACGTCCGAGGGATTCTGTGCGAGCCCCGTGCTAACCACGAGATTTGCGAGCGGATTGAATGCGACGGTGAGTTTCACGGGGTCAACGGCGAGGGCATCGATGGGTAAGGCTACACCCGAGTCTCCTCGGGAGAACCAGAAGGGAAGGGGTGTGTACGTGACGACGGGGGGCGTGGCCACCGTGGAAAAATCGGGGAAATTCGTGATGTTTCGCCGGATTAGGCTGTTCACGAGGGGGACCTTCTCTAGAGGCGTGTAGAACTCGTCCAGCACTTCCAGAAGTCGTCCGTCAATCTGCTCTACGCGCACACCTCCTATGTCGATTCTTACGTTGTTCACAATGGCGTGGCCGAGTGAATTCGTCCATGTCCACGCAGGTCCGAGGAAATTGGCGCCACCCGTGGTTGCGGCTGTGCGCTGGGCCGTGAAAATATCGGGATAGGTACAGACGAGATAGAGGCGGGAAATGAGATGGCCCTTTCTAGGAAGAGTGATGACGGCCTTGTTCCCGAATGTGGGGTTCGTGTCAAAATCCAGCCGAACCCATTGTGTCGTGAAACGTCCGGCTTTGATAAGGACAGTAGTGAACATGGTCACGTTCGGCTGTCCTTTTGGAGAAAGAAGTCGCGAGTCTTGTATACCACTATGCAAGACTCGCAACAGCGCTGCTACCATACTATTTAGATGAGGCTTTGTTTATTTAGATGGCGATTACCGCCCTGTATAAGAAATATATATTTTTCCCAACTAGTAAATGTCCTCACAATTTGAGACGTGTGTGCGTGCTCCGTGGCAACCACCGAATTACGTTTTCCAATACGTCTGGCCTGTATTGTATGGATTATACCTTTATACCCTGCTCTCACAGTGGAATAATACGCGTCTGCGGGATATTCTTATCATCGGCCTTGTTCTCAACATTTCTTGGGTTCCGACGTTCACTAAAGACCCCACACTTGCCCTCGTAATTCTTTCGGGAATGGTATGGCTCGCATTGAAAACACAAAATGCCCTCACAACAAGATGCGCACAGTTCCTATTCAGCCCGTATACGGCCTGGCTCCTCTTTGCGTGGACACTCAATGCGTATATTGCGTGGAATTGCTAAAAGCGGTATTTATTTTCTCCATGTATAATATACAATTATGCAAAATCTCTTTATGGTCATCTACACCGCCGTTCTCTTCTACGTATTAACCCCCGGCATTCTCCTATCTCTCCCCCCGAAGGGTTCCAAGATGGTTGTTGCCGCCACTCATGCGCTCGTATTTGCACTCGTCTATAAATTAACCCATAGGGCTGCGTGGAAGATGTCGATGAATTTCGATGGATTCCAAGACAAGCCTAAGAACATGCAGGGATTCCAGAATAACAACGCGGCGATGAAGCCGCCCATGAAGCACTAAAGCTTGCGTAAAATTCCGAAGAACTGTGTGCCATCGTGTGATTTCATTTCATTTATTGGAACGAACTCAACCGAGTATCCCAACGTATCTGCAAGCCCCTTCAAATATGCTATATTATCCAGCTGAAATCTCTGCGCAAGTCCTAAAAACAGGACGTCGAATGCGGCACCCTTAAAGAAGGGTATGAGCCCATCCCGCACCTCTTTCGGACACTCCGTATAGGCCCAGAAGGATATAAACACGTTGTGCTTTCCGGTGGGCAGAACATCCGTTGACGTATAAAATTCCGTCGGAATTGGGTCCAAAAAGTGGCGCTGAATTGCGTGTAATTCCGGAAAATCGTAAATTGCGTACGGAATTTCTGCGTGCATCTCGTGCACCACTTTTCGCAATTGTCCGTAGCCTCCCCCGAATTCGAATATTCCGTTAATATTTTCCTCATCCACAAGTTCACTAAATTTATCCCACAGAAACTCGTGGTGCTCTCTATTGCACTCGAGAACATCCTTCGGAGGCTCCCCCTCATATCCAATTGCAGACCTCTCCGCCGCATTCGCAGGCGTAAACATCGTGAAATGCAGAATAGGCCAGGTGGGAAAGGACTCTATGGAGTCGGTCGCAAGATGCTCCCGAATTTTCAACAGGAATTTCGCATACCAATCGTTCTTCACGAACGATTGCGCAATTTGTTCGGAGTGTAGGTCCAAGAGTTGCTTGCCATTCGGCTGCAGAGTCCCTCTGCGTACCGTCGCCTCATACCAGGGTGCGTCTATCAGGTAAATTGCATGCTTCGTCTTCGCAATTTCCACGGACTGCTGCGTTTCATTCTGCCACGGCTCATCTTCCGAGGGTATCCACCGCATAAAATAGTCCCGCTTCCACAGACTGAATTGATGTGTCATCAAGTAGTCCGAGTTCTGCTTGAAACGATACAGCGGCCCTTTCACTTGGTCCAGAGAGTACAGCGGCGACTTGATCGTAATACGCAGCGCATCCATATGGTAGTGGAAAAAGGTGGGGACATATGTGCTCGGATTGAAGGCCTGCGTAGGCCAGAAGTCCTCCTGCATGTAATACACATAGGGCTCCGTAATCTGCTCGAAGGCAGCAAGGAGGCGCTTTCCCCACGGACCGGCGCCTGTTTTCACAACAGTCACCTCATCCGAAAACACCGGCTCCTTTTCTTCCGTCACAAAATAGACCTTGCTGACCCCGCTCACGTACTTCCGAAAGAAGAAATACCAGTGATTCCAGAAGCGCTCATACTTGTCGCACGTGTGTAAGATGAGGGGATATTCCGGAGTTTCGCCGGCGATTGTTTGCAACGTTCCGAAGACGACCCCAAAGTCCTCAGGTTTCGTCCGCACAGAAATGTATTCTGCTCCATCGTTCAAGAATGTCAAAAAATGGTCGAATCCTCTCCACGATGCCATCACACACCAGTCTCCTAGGACCTTGTATGCGCCCTTTCCCCATGTGGTTTCTAGGTCGGAACCGGTGAACATGATATATCCAGATTCCCACGAATACGATTTACCTGCAATTGCTGTCGCCGTCATGGTGGCCTCCTCTTTTCTGGCCGCCAGACACTTTCTAAAATATGCCGTCATACGCTGGTATTTATGGGCGAAATTCCCGATAGGGTACGAGAAGTGGCAGAGAACGGATGTGGCCTCATTCGTCACAACTTCGTTATCCTCGTACAGACTCACGAACGGGTTCAGCGTCTGATTGTCGTGCAGACCCTCTTTGATGGCCTGGTAATTCAAAAAGGGCTGGTCCATGCAATACGGAGGCGCTGCCGTATGCTCCATCGCTTGCGCCCACGTATTTGCGAAAAGCGTGCGCATTTTGTCCGAAGTCCTAAATAAGAGCGTCCCGCTGTTGAATCCCGTCGTGGAGTAGTCAACGGTGTCCTCGAAAAACTGCACGCCGAAACTTTTACTTGCGATTGTCCCGGACTCGATGGCGTAGAGTTTGTCCTCCGTTACCAGATCGAACAGGGGCTCCAAGTCACCTTTTACCAGAATATCGGTGTCCAAATACAGGGCCGTCTTGTAGGCGCCAATTTCCTCCCAATCAAATACTCTCAGACGAGCACAGGCCGCCTCGAACACAGTCTTCAAGGGCAGCGTGTAAATGAGAATCTGGATACGTAGTTCTCTTGCGACTAACTCCAAGTCTTTCCGGAATTCCTCTGTGGTCATGATAAGAATATCGAAGGTGCTTGTCGACGAATAGAGGCGCATCGAGGTGAGCAACAGACGGGCGAGTCGGCAGTAATCACGATTGTAGAAGACGCAGAAGTAGAGGATATTGGGCTTTCTCTCCCTACGGAACACACAGGCCTCCTTTGCGAACGGATGCGATGGATTTACGTACATACGGTTTGTCACCCCCTTTGTGAAAACGTCGAGCGAGGCCCCCACGTCCACGTACATATTTGCAGGGTTCCGTTGCATACAGAGAGGAATCCAGACCTTACTCAGAGGTCCTGCAGCGAAGCAGATGAGTTCGCCTCGGAGGTCGGCGATGAATTCCAAGAGGCGGGCCGTCTCGGCCTCTCCATCCGTGTCCCAGGAATTCACAAGCGTTGGGGAAATTTCGTGGCGTCCTTTAATTGCAAGAGAAGTTTGCTCTGCCGAGCCACCACTCCCCACGAGATAGAAACCGCCGCCAGGATAATTCCGAATAAATTCCGTCCACTTGGCCCAATTGGAATTCATGAAAATATTGGCGTACGTAATTTGCGCCGCCGGCACCCCAAATTTTTCGGTGAAGTCCGTGTAAATTTCGTCCGTGCAATTCCAGGGCTTGTTGCAGGTGTTGCAGGGAATTCCGATGTAGAGGTTCGGGTCCACCGTACGAATACTCTCCGCTAATTGGGAACTGAGTACACCTCCCGCCTTCCAAGTCCACGCATCGCAATTCGTGAGCGTCCTGTCCTTCAAAATGGAGTACTCCCCATCACTCGGCCGAATAAGACCAAACGGGCGCTTCGAACGGATTTTGCGGATAATCTGGTCAAGATGCTCGGCCATGGACCCCACAAGAGGCTCGTTGGGTGGGGCGGCGAGCTGGAATTGCGAGACCTCGTTCAACGCATACGCATTCTGTCCATCCGTCTCCCAGTGCTGTTTGCCGATATGAGTGCTGTACACGGAGTCGAAGAAGGCCGTCTTATGGCCAGCGGCATTATACTTCTCTGCGTATCCACGCTCAAAGAATCGGTGGTTCGTCGTATAATCCCCAAGTTCAAGAATCGTGGCCGTTCGGCAAATAGAGGGCTGGAGCGAGTAGTGCGGCCAGTAGCCGCTGTGGCGTCCAGGGAGGTTCGGGTTGAGTTCGTGCAGAATGATGCGGTCGCCCTGCTCGAACCCACCCGTGCGCTCCAGGTCATTATAGACGACGCCGTAATTCCTGTTGAATACGACCTGATTGATATTCTGCCCCCTGTATTTTTCCAGGGCCTGAATACCACGCTCAACATAGGATCCACGATGGAAATACATCCAATCATCCTCCAAATGAATCCAGTAGGTCGGCTTGACTTGGGCGAGTTTTTCCCAGATGATGTTCATGCTCTCTCGGTGCCCACGCTCGGTCGACCCCTTCATATAGTACTCGAAAAAGGGGAATTCGTTAAGCATGACGGCCCTATCTTCCTCGGACGAATTGTCGTCCACACAGAAAAAAGCGTCGATGTGGTTCACGTCCGTCCACGTATTCAAAATAGAGTTCACGGTTCTACGAAAGAGTTCGAGACGCTTACAGGTGGTCATCGTGAGCATGACACGAGGGGAGATCAGTGGTTCTAGAGGTGGTGGCGCAGGCGGCACAGACGCCGCCGCACATAAGACGGGCGTATAGCTCTCCACGATTTTCGTGAGAATCATATTATGCTTCTCATCCAAATAGATTTTATGAGCCCGAAGGTCGTTCACATAGTCGAACATTTTCCCGAGAAATTCCACCGTCTTCGGGAAGGCGTGGTAACAGAATTGCGCATTCGTGAATAGGTTATCAATCCACCATTTCGTCGTGAATGTGAACCGCTTTGTGAAAATGATGTCGTACATCTTGGCTGCGATATCGTGGCGTTTGGTCCTGTCGGCCACAATAATCATATAATAGGGCAAGTAGAAATCGTACTCGTCCATACTGGCGAAGAGGCGCTCTCGCCCTGTTTCCCCGAGGTACTCGTTCTCAAAATAGTTCTGTACGAGCCCGTAATAGGCCAGAGCAACTTCGGGGAGACCACCTATACAGTAGTATTTGACCAGACGATAAATGCATTCCACACGGGTACGGTCGTACTTGAACGACTCCACAAGATAGGCGAGACCCTCTTGCTCTCGTGCAAGTGTCTTCAGATGATTGTAGATGGAAAGGCAACTCATGTATTTTTCTTGGTACCAGTTATCGAGCGTCAGAACAATTTTATAGAATTCGGCAGCCTTTTCGACCATATTCGCCGATGCGTAACTTTGGGCACAATAAAAGGCATAGCGACAGTGAATCGGATCCTTCTCATCTACAGCCCTCTTGTATGCTAACTCCAAGATACGTGCGTCATCGTGGTACTTCAGCGGATTCTTGTTTCGTGCCCCAGAGCGTCCTGAGACGAAATAGTAATCCCCTTTGACATCGACTGCACTATCACAACTCTCCACGCAGGCCGGATATTCGTGTAGAACCCCCACGTATTTCCAACGTTTCCGATTGCTGAACAGTTGGCATCTAGAATACCGAAAACCGCTTTTATTGCCGAACATGAATTTATACCAGTCTGCGGCAAGTTCGGTCGGGAAAACAAAATCACCTTCGATACTATCATCTGCATCCCATACGAAGGAATAGTCGGCAGAGGCGGCAGCCATCTCAAATGCCACGGTACGATTATGGCCAAAATCACGCCACTCGGTCTCGTGAAGTTGGCCCGGAATACCCTGTTCGGTGAAAAAACGAGTAATATCCTCCTTCGTGCTATCTGTTGAACCCGTATCACAGATGCTCCAAGTATCGATGGGCACGTATTTCAAAAGGTGGCGTAAAGTATCGGTGATAATGTGCGCCTCGTTTTTTACAATCATTACAAGACATACCTTAGGCATTTCTCGTTTCGCCCAATATTTTATGAATGAATTTGGGGCGCATACCTCACGGAGTTACGGGAGCATAAGGAGGATCGTGGTTATCATTAGGAATAACGATTTTAGGTTTTACATCCGTATACTTTTTCAGGGCGGTCTTGTACATGAACGGAAGAACTTTTGAATTTCTCTCTTTGAGAGAATGATTGAATATGGTGGGAAAATTAACTGTGGGATGAATCTTACGGAATATACTACCACTTACATCCGTAAGTCCCCTGCGCCACACGAGTATTTTCCCTTGTTCCTGTATTTCAGCGTCTGATAGGAACAGTGCTACCTTTGGCGGTTCTTCTGACATTCTCCTCTGCCTATAGAAAAATTGCAAGAACTTTAACCAAACCGCAAAGTACAAACCAAATATGTTATCTGTATTAATCGTGGAATCACCTGCAAAATGCTCCAAGATTCAAGGTTTTCTTGGTTCCGGATGGAAGGTTGTGGCAACCATGGGACACATTCGGGCACTAGACAACACACTGGATGCTGTGGGGCTCGACAGAGATTTCGATGCGTCTTTCGTGTTCCTGAAAGATAAGGCGAGGGCGATTCAACAAATTAAGGATGTGACTAAGGGGGCATCTGTCTTTCTTGCGTCTGACGATGATAGGGAGGGTGAGGCAATTTCCTACTCGGTTGCTGTGCTTCTGGGACTAGACGTTACCACAACACCTCGTATTGTCTTTCACGAAATCACAAAAGAAGCCATTACGAATGCTTTGAAGGCGCCCAAGCGGATTGCGATGGACCGTGTCAATGCCCAACAGGCTCGGGCAATTCTGGACAAAATGGTCGGCTACACGATTTCGCCGCTCCTATGGAAGTTCGTCGGACAGGGGCTTTCGGCGGGCCGGTGCCAAACACCTGCAC